TATCTAATTCTGGAAATAATTTTGAAAAAGCCACTCGTAATAAGACCATATAACTGCATCTATTATTTATATTTGGTCCATCATTATTAAACCATTTTTGGTTACTAACATTTATACACTCTACTTCAGGTGGTAATTCATAAGGGAACTTATCATCTTCAATTAAAAAATATATTTTATCTACATCAGAATGTATGAGGAGTGATTTCATAGATGGAATCATATCCTCATACACATTCCGTGTTCCTGCGTATACTGCTGCTTTCATATAACACCTCATTCATAAGGAACATTAATATAATCTAGCACTTCGCGCAGACCAAGTCCGCCTTCATCCCAGGGCTTCATACAATATTCCCAAATTTTTGGATGCGTTTCCTTTAATTGTTGGAAACGATTTGGGCACTTTTCACGATGGCAGCCAAAACCGCAGAATATACATCCTGTTCTATTTATTCCAGTAGTAGTCCAATTACCCTTCTTATCCTTTACAATTTCACCATATAACGGACAATATGGGATATTAAAACGTTTAATATATTCAAAAATATCATTGTCTGTCCAAAATGAAAGTGGCTTACATGTAGGCTTTTTACTATCAAATAAATTACATCCGCTGCGCATCCATTCATTGCGCCTAGCAATACTTTCAGAGGCCAAAGTGCCAAGAATAGGATAGCGCCCGGTTTCCTTTGAATAATGGTGATTAGGTTGTTTTTTCATTACATCACAACAATAATCACTAACCTTAAATGGAGCATCAACTAAGAAATTCCACTTACCATCACCAAATCCAAAAATTTTGCTGTCATACTCTCCACTAAGGAACTTAGCACGAGCCGAATCTGGATTACGTTTAGCGGTTGCTACATAACCTGCTATCTTTTTACTAATAATAGGATAACCAAATTCTTCAATTACTTGACGGAAAGTTTTTTTAGGACGAATAACTTCTACATTCTCATGTGATTTAACAAACTGTTTAACTTCTGGATATTCTAGTCCCGTGTCAATAAAGACTGCCGGCACATCAGGAATACATCTGCGCGCGAGATCAAGCAATACTGTGCTGTCCTTACCGCCGCTAAAAGCAACGAATACTTGATTATCATAATGATTACCAAATTCACAGATACGAGTTTGAGTAACGCCAATCTTTTTTTCTAGGGGCCATTGTTGCATTTCTTTTAAATCGGTAGCAGTAAACTTATTTTCTGCCATAATAAACACCTCGCTTTTATTTAAATAGGCCTGGGCCTACCTTTTGTTTATTATAGCATAAAAAAAGAAAAAAGTCAAGTACTAATGTACTTGACTTTTTTCTGTAAGGTTAGAAATACCCAGAAAGGAATTGGCACTCGGTTCGGGACTTGAACCCGAATTTACAGATTGAAAGCCTGTGGTGCTCACCTTTGCACTAACCGAGCATATCGCGGCTTTAAGCCAGCCGCGCGGCTGATTCGATTATGGCGATTACCCTGAGAGTTAATCTACAGGCACTTCCTCCCGAATCAATAAAGCCCGCAAAGTATTCTGGCCGCGGAACGCCAGTTGATTAGGCTTGCGTCGCAAGTCTATACTTGAACTATCTACGAAGTCTCAATCATTCCCACCGCACACGTCCTCGATAGTTCTAGCTTAGTAAGCACTAAGTCATTAAATAAAGTGGACAATGTATGCATCCATTGCTTTAACGGCGCCACTACGCACCGGATGACTTCAACGGTCATCACTCGGACTGTCAGACCTATAACCCTAGTCACAGCCTCCTAGTTCCCTCTTAGTTTCACGCCCAGCATTAAAAATGCTTCTTGGTACTTATAGCGTCGCCACGTAAAGGCTTGGGATAAGACGCCTTTTGCCGCGCGTTTTGATAACCCAGACGCGAGACCACTCTACTGGAGAGCCAGGGTAACTTAGCTACCTGTGCACGGGTGTTACCGCATTGCTGCTCAATTGCCGCTCCTAACGACTTAATTACATAAATCAACCGGTTGTTTTAAATGAGTATCTGCTCCCATATAGCAGAACTTGCGGTAGTACTCCCGCTCAGGGCTTGCGTGTGTAATTTCCAGTTCCCCTTAGACACTACTCATTTAATATGACTTCCTTCCCATTTTTTGACAATGCTACCATAGCACGCCTACCTATTCTGCGGGCAACCGCGAAGAGCTTAGTTGAAAGTCTAGATGTCAATTGCTCTATCCGACTTTCACGGTTAGGAATATTAAGCTACAATAATCCCAGTATTTAAAACTATGAAGTTTTGCACATAGCAGTATTGGCTATGACAGGACTAGCTTACGCCATTTGAATAGGATTTCGTCCTAAATCCCCATGCTCCCAAGGAAGCTGCCCTTGAGAGGGAGCTATCTCCCGTCGGAGAAAATACCCAAGACCACTCCCACTCCTAGTCCGCGGCCTCCCCACTTGCAAGGTTATGGCCGCGAGGGGAATCGAACCCCACTGCCATGTGTATTTGTCGCTCCATGATACTAATTTGGTTTTACCTATCTATATTCCGCCGCTGAGACCGTTTAGGTTAGTATCAATCACTCTTGCGGCCGAGATATTTTACAACGCTCGTTCGTTGGCTGGTAGCAGAGGTGGGGGTTGAACCCACGGAGGTCTGGCTTATGAGGCCAGCTTGAATACCGATTCTCTCTGCATCATTGTGAGGGACTTTCCCTCACCTTGTATAATAATTATACTATAATTTTTATTAAAAGTCAAATATTAAATAAGTTCTTTCATATCTTCCCATTTAATTTTAACAATTACACGTTCGCCGCAACGATTACGTAGTTCAATAGCGGGTCTACATACCACGCCCTCCATTTCATGTTCCTCTTCTGCGATTACAGAATTAGGATGGGTTTTTACATATTCTTCTGCGGCGTGTAGATTGCCAGTGCCAACAATAGGCACCACCTTAATTCCAAACATCTTGGCAGTTTCCTCTACCCACTCATGTGCTTGATAGTTCTCGCCAATAAGCACATCAAATAGAATAAAGTCTACACCGTTAGGAATATACTTGCTGCCGCCCTTCTGAATCTTACGGCCATAGCCTTCACCAAAAAGAATGACTTCCTTTTCGCCAAAAGCCTGTTCAAAAACTTGGGCGTTAGTTTCGCCGCCGAACAATTCATTCAAACGAGTAACAAGCTCTGCGGGAATAGCAGCGTTATCGGTGCGGCCACCAAAGGTTACAGTATGACCATCCCAGCATACGCGAATGTTGGTACCATCAATCTTTTCAGTCCAAATCCAATCGTTATCACAGAGATACTTGACAGTTTCATCACGAAAGGCGCCGGGAAGTAGCTTTTTAGTCCCATTCGTGTCTCTTAAATAGAGAGTATCAATTTTCTCATACTTTCTCATATTTTTTTATTCCTTTCTTTTACTATAATAATTATATCAAAATTTTTATAGTAAGTCAAATATTATTCGTTAATCATATCCGCGATTTCTTCATCACATAGCACTTCTTCACATTCGTAAATTTTAATTTCACAAATGCTCTCTGCGCCAAAATAATTCACAAGACGGTCTACTGCTTTACCGTGTGTTTCTCCCGATACGATTCCTTTTTCTACCTTTGTAGCCATATCATCGTCATCCCAAAACTCTACTTTATAACGTATTAGCATAATTAATTAATCTCCTTTACATCTTCTGGCATAAGAATTACTCCTATACCGCGCATTTGATTATATATTGTGTTATAATCTTTTTTTATTAATAGGTTATCAAATGAGGTAAGCATATACTTTATTTCTATGCTGTTATAATTATGAAAACGCAAATAATCTTCATAATGCTCACGCATTTTTATAAAATCGTTTTCTTTAATTTCTGGATGAAAATTAATATTCACAATTTAAATCTCCTTATATCCATAATGTGTAAGTAATTGACGTATATTAGCAGAGCCGACAGGATTCATAGAATGAATATGAAATGCGCAGACGGGATAATTATGTTCTACCATCCACTTGGCCACATCATACCCACTATGCTCTTCGCCTAAATCATGATCAAAGCAAACTAAATCATATTCTTTATTCTCCAAAAAGAATAAAGCATCCGCATAAGTTGTTGCCCAATCACAGAAACCAAACTGTATAGGCGGTTTACGCATATCATCTATCCACAAGATTCGCATTTTATTCACCCTTTCTATAATTATTATACTATAATTTTTATATTTAGTCAAGAAAAAAGAAGATGAATTTTCATTCATCTTCTTTTTTCACTAAATATTCATCACTAAATAGCATTTCAAGAGTAATATTATCACGTTCCCAGTATGGAATGCGAACGAGAGGAATGTTGTGGGAAAGGGCGTATTGGTTTTTTTCTTTATCATGTTGTTATCTTTGTTCTAAAGTTGTACTAAAAATATTTACTTCTTGATAATGTTGTTCACCGTCATATTCTATTAATCTTGAAATAGTGTTATCTTGTAAAATAGCAAAATCAAAACGTTTTTTATTAAGTTCAGAATTAGTATATTCTTTGATATAAGAAATATTGTTTTTATCTAGCAATTCTTGGATATTTTTTTCACCAATTGAATAATTTATACAGCCGCAGGATTGAGAGATGCCATCTCTTAATGCCGGTCCTTGAACTGAACGAATATTTCCACAATCACATTTACAAATCCATTTTTTATGATTTTTAGGATCTCTATATAAAGCAGTCCAGTGACCGAATTTTTTACCAGTTAAATCAATACCATGTGTTTCTGTGAAATAACAGCCGCAAGAAGTTGTATGACCATTTGTAAGATAATTAGTAGGAACATCTTTGATATTGCCACAAGAACATTGACAACGCCAAACTACATTTCCATGTTTTCTATCAGCAAGTTTTTCTATTACTGTTAATCTGCCAAAAGTCTGACCAATTAAATTAGTAGAACGTTTTTCTTCTCTACGATTTTTACCTGTTTGACATCCACAATGAGTGAATTTATTCGCGCGCAAATATTGTCCTTGTTTCTCACAGATATTTCCGCATTCACACTGACATTTCCAATATACTTTTCCATTACGTGCGCCGATTTTTTCTATTACAGTTAATTTCCCAAAGGTTTGTCCTGTTAAATCTATAAGTTTTGCCATAAAAGCACCTCCTTTCATAAAATAAGTAATGAGTATGGCGTGCTTTTATGGCATTTTATTTCATTTGAGGAAAAATTATTAATGAATAGGCTCATAACGCTTGCTATTGAGCTTTTCATACATTAGGTCTTCAGCCCGCTTTCCGGACATAATCATTTCAAAAATAACAGGACTAGCACCGCTAACAAGCGTTACGTCTGGGCCTACATCTAATACAGTGGAATTTCTGGCATTACAATTCCAGAAAATAAGATTAGGCATCTTATATCCGCCCATAGTAAATTTTTGCCGCATCTTATCCATAAAAGTAAAAGAAGAAGAGGTATTATTTGTATGACCATAAGAGTAATATCCCTGTGCTGTGTCTACTTCCATATCGCTTACGACCACAATACTTTCAGGCATATCCGCCTGAGAAAGATGATAATTACGAGCTGTGTTGAGAATTAGATCAAATACCGACTCTAGGTTGGTATTTTCACAAAGATTGGCTCGTACAATACGGTCCACCTTATCGCAAAAATCAACACCAGTAGTTTCAATTAGTCGAGCAGTACGACTAAAAGAAATATAATGATTCGCGAAGGGTCCCTTCATACGTTCCGCGGCGTAAAGAGCGAGAGAAGTGGCAATATCAATAGGTGCCGCACTACCTGCACCGTCACACATGCTGCCACTAGTATCTGCGACTACTACAGCATTTAGAGTTGCACCACGTAGATAATCAATCTGGTTATCCCAATACTTATTAATCATCAGACGGTCAGTATCAGTGAGAGATACATTTTTGCGATTCCACCGATAATATTCCTTTGAACCCATCAGGTCAGCCGCCTTCTTCGTGATGTCGTAAGGATATAGTGCTCCCGCATTAACCGTGGTATTCTCATTCTTGGCAAATTCTTCATACTTTGCCTTAATGATGTCACGGCGCGCAAAGGCATTCTTATAAATTAGACCAGCGCGAGAAGGAATCTTGTCAAATTCAATCTCATCCCACCGGTTGGCAGACATAAGGCGTTCAAGCACACGAATACGCTCACGTAGAGTAGAAAGCACTACGCGATACTGGCGAGCAGTAAGTCCCATTGCGCGAGCAGTTAAACGTCCATAACGCTTAGTCTTAGCAGAAGAAGCGTTTTCAGAAGCTGCCCACTTACCGGCAAGTGAAACAGCACCATTAGACTTGTAATCAATGGCGAGCTGCTTGCCAAAAGCATATAGAGCCTCATGCTCACAGGTAGTTCCCACGAGAGCATATAGGTCATCCCAACGGCCATATTCCGCAATCTGGTCAAGATTGCGCAAAACGGCCTTGTGATCGTAATCAGCCAGCCAGCGTAGACAAGTGCGGAAAAAGCGACGCTCACCCTGTCCGCCGCGAATATCACGAAGATAAAATAGGCACTTTAAGGCATATACAGGGTTCTCCAGATAAGCCTCCTTAAAAAGAAGCACGCAATCACTTTCAGAGCGCTGACGATAAGCACCGCCAAAAGAGAAAAGGTCGTATAACTTTGAATTAGTAGAGTTCATGGCGACTGCGCCATTTTCAGTAGTCTTATAGTTCATTTCCGTGCGAAGAGCATTAGCAAAAGTGTTATTCATAATTTTATTTCTCCTTTTCTCTTGGTCTTTAACAAGACTGTGGATTTTTTCTTTCTGTATATATTATAGCAAAATTTTTACTAAAAGTCAAATTATTTGTGATAGAATTTCCACATTTGTTTCTTTAAATGATTTAATTCGCGCGAAGTGGTTAAGTTTATAATTTCAGCCTTTTCTTCTTTATTTTTAATTAAGATAGGTGATTGTTCAAGGATATTGTTTAATTCTTCTACTGTAAAATTTACTAAACAATCATCTACTAGATTAGTCTTTGCGCGAATTCCTCGTTTGAATAATCCCATATTGGCCTCCTTAATTAATTATTCATAAAACCAACCAATAATAAACCAGCACCTATTCCTAATAGTATAATTAAAATAAGTACATAAGACCCTTCGTAAATCATATTATCTCCTTATAGCATAGCAATACATTCATTTGCCTTTGCTTCAATATCTGAAATGATTTCATCAAATGATACAGGCGTATTATTATGTGCGTCAAGTGCTACATTATACATAAAAGGAATATCTTGATAAAACTTATCTTTAGTATGAAGATGCCCGTGAAGATTTATTAGTCTTTTATTTAATGGAGACATATCTTCTAATGAACCGATTATAGTAGGATAATGTGATAAATATAAATTATATCCCTTAATTTTTTCTAATGAAGCCCAACTAGTAAAAAAATCACCACATAGTGGAATCATATTAGTTTGTTCCTTGTATAGAACGCAGCGCGCATTTGAACAATGATTTCCTCGTATGTAATATATTGTACCATTTAATTTATTTAATTTCTTGATGCCATTCTCATTATCATTAAGCATTAAATCACCAAGTAAAAAAACACAATCGTTAGGTTTAACTACTTTATTCCAATTTTCTATAATAGTTTCGTCATGTTCTTCAATAGAAGAAAATCCTCGTGGTTCATAAAGAAAACCACGATTATGTGAAAAATGAGTGTCGCTTGTAAAGTAAATATTACTCATTTTCTTCTCCTTTCGGTTCAATATAGGTATCCCAAATATACTGTAAAACTTTTTGCTCCGCACCTTTACTACCATAATTCATACGATAAATAACATCCATTGGTGCTTTTCCAAAGAAAACGCGATAAGCATAATCATATACGTCTTTCATCGCATCATATAAATTATCATCCCAAATAAAATTACTCATGTTCCTCCATTAAGCGCGCAGTATTTATTAGAATCTGCTTTAATTGATTATCAATTTTAAAACGTTCTGCGTTTGTTTCAATTGATTTTAAAATGTTGCCTGCGCGAACACGCTCCGCAGAAGCCTTCCAATCACAAAACATTTCACAAATATCCCATAGCGACATATCATTGACACCATTAGGCCAATGTTCTGGATGATGTGAGTTTACAGCATAATGATGTTCTAGAGCTGGTTTTAGTGCTTCTAATTCAGCCTTATATTCATCAGAACCATATTCAATTTCATTTAAACGCTCGGTGTGCTCGGCAAATAGTTCAATTTCTGGAGTATCTAGTTTACTAGCATCGTGATTTTCGCCGCGCGTAGTTAATCTATCAGTAAAAAAGCGGATATACTTGCGCACCTTATCTATGTGCTTTTGAGTTTCCACTCTACATTCGTCAAGTGTCATATTTCTTCCTCCTTGTAATTATATTATACTATAATTTTTATAAGAAGTCAAATAGAAAAAACGCACGGTTTCCCGTGCGTTTTGAAAGCGTCCGGTCAGTGCTGCCCTGACTATCAAGCGGGTTGCAGCCGCCGCCGTTTGCTGATTCGGTACAGACGCATAATGGTTGGAAGGGCGGGAATCGAACCCGCGGCAACTGGTTTATAAGACCAGCCCAATAACCGCTTTGGTACCTTCCATTAAATCTCGCGGTTTCTTCTCCTATTGGCATCTTCCGGGCCTCAATCCATCCGAGCCGCTACTTGATTTCACCGCGAGTTAATGTAAGTAAGCCCGTGTTCTAGAAACACGTTCACCCTACTTACTGGCTTTTTAATTTTGGAAAGCACTACCTCAACCCCATTACGCAGCGATATCGCGATTGGCACTAACGAGTCCAATTTCCGCTAGACTTCGCAGATTTTCTGCTACTAATTTAACGATAAATCTAGTTACCGAGCGACTCTTGTGCATATTCCGGACTACCTTACGGGGCAAGAAAACTCCCGGCATTGTCACGCCAATACATAGTATAAGCTCTACTATACCCATACTATTAGCTCTAACGTCTACTTCCTTTTCGTCGCGCCGCGGTAGAAGTAGCAAATACCTTATTAAACCCTCTGAAGGTTTGAACTTCGCCTACTCAAACGAGTTGTGCTGACCTGATTACACCATTAAGGGCACAGGAGTTTAAGGATTTGAACCCTAACCAAGCGGGTTGGAGCCGCGTATGCTGCCAATTACACCAAACTCCTATAAAGTACCGCCCAAGAGATTTGAACTCTCACTAGATACGTTCTTAGCGTATTGTCTCTGCCATTGGACTAAGGCGGTATAATGGGCTGGCGAGAGTTGAACTCACAAAACCACGGTTGCCGCGTACCTATGCCGATTTGGTTACAGCCCCATATGGCGTACCATAGAAGATTTGAACTCCTGTTTCCTGATCCGTAGTCAGGTGTCCTATCCGCTGAACGAATGGTACACGCGCCTAGCCACCAATTTTTAGCGAGCTGAAGGCTAGTTATACACTCGGGAAAGAGATGAGGTCATGACTCCTCTTAATGCCGTCTCCCAGTCATCCTCGCGGCTTCTGGTGGACCTATAGGGAATTGAACCCCAGTTTTATGCGTGCAAAGCATATGTACTAACCGCTATACTATAAGCCCATAAATGGCACCGGTGATAGGACTCCAACCTATGACTTACTGCTTAGAAGGCAGTTGTTCTATACACCTGAACTACACCGGCATATTCCGTGACTAACAATACTACTAATAATTTTTGATTGTATTTTCTAGGCGCATCAAAATTATTTTCATATTGTTAGCCGCGGCATGAAATAAAATAAAATACATCTTGTCTTATAAATAAAAGATTGCTGTGTGCGCCTAAACCCTCTAGGGGAGATGAAAGGTACTTCCTTTTCCCTTTCAACATATTTATTATAACATGATTTTTACTAAAAGTCAAATATTATGGGAGTGTAGTTTCTGCCGCTATTTCTATTTGCTTTTGATGATATGGACTTATTTTGTTGGTATTATGTAGACGGCTGTTTGTGAAGTGAATACAATGATGCCCGGGGAAATTATTATTTTTAACTGAACTACCGCCATGGGGTTGGCAGTTCATAGAGGCAGCATAATTAATTCCTTTAATTGTAACAAAAATTGCGCGATGTCCCCATGACCATTTCTTACAGGCTTTTTTAAATGCTTTTGTATCCGCAGCGGTACAGGGTTGTACATCTGCGTGATTATGACCAGCCTTTCGTATTTCTTTCCACGAGATTCCTGTTGCCACATCTGTGATAGTGGCGATTACTTCTTTGGCAAAAATTGTTTGAATATTTGAAGTCCACCAGTCCATTTTTTGGGCCGTGCCGTGCGCTGGCTCGCAAGTGCTGCCAGGTTTCCTTTTACCAGAAGATTTCGGCGCATCGGGAGCAATTAATTTCGCATAAGTAACAGTATCACATTTACCAGTAATTGTTATGTTAACAGCGCTTTGAAACTCCTCAACCGCTGTTTTAGTGTTGTTTCCAAACACTCCATCTACTTTATCAAATAAATATCCTAAATCTTTTAGTCTTTTTTGTATTTCTTTAACCTTTTCGCCGCGGTCGCCCTTAACTAAATTAACATCATTAGCCGCAAGACAATTTTTACTAAACAACTTTAATTTTGTTTTTGCGCCGCAAATACCATCTACGACGAGTTTATTAGAGGCTTGAAATGTTTTAACGGCATCTTTAGTGGAGAGTAAATAATTTCCATTAATATCACCACTATAGTATCCTAATTCCTTTAAACGTGTTTGTATTTCTTTTACTGCGGTTCCTTTACTTCCATATTTTAATGAGGCCATATTACCCCTCCTAAAAACAATTAAAAGCCCGCAAAGCGGGCTTCTAATTAGGAAAATAGATTAAAAATGTCGAAAAGATGGGGAATATCATCAATGCTAGAGGTAGAATAATGATAACTTCCATACTCCTTACAGAAGGCTTCTAGTTCCTTCTTATAATTAGACTGGGCTTCATTCATTACCTTGCGCGCGGCTTCTACCTTATCGGCCGCGGCCTTGCGAGCGGCCGCGCGTTCTTCTTTTGCCATCTTTTCTTTCTTTTGCTTCTCAACTAGCTCACGTTCAGCCGCAAGACAGTCATTAGCATTGTCGTAAAACTTTTTAGTTTCTTCACTATAGTATTTCATATAAGTTCCTCTCCTTATATATTGTAATTTCAGGAAAAGTTCCTTTCCTTTTCCTGTATAATTATTATACTATAAAATTAAATAAAAGTCAAATGTTTATTCAATTAATTTCCA